TTCTCTGTTTTTTTGTCGCTCCGGCGTGTCGCGCTTTTGTGTGTGCTAGTATTAATAATGTCAACAAGGAAAGGATGGACAAAAAATGAACACGGTAATTAACAGGGACGGGCGTGAGCTACGATTATGATTATGTTGAGACTGGTCGGGGCTTATCTCGCAAGGGGAGGCCCCTTCGGAGGTATGTTATTTCGATCGATAACGGTGATTGACATATGATATTTCGTTGTTTGAAAAAATGATATAGGAGGAAAACGAAAATGATTAGGCTTATTGACAACAACAACAAGGCGACCGAAGTCAAGAATGAGGCTGCTGACTACACATACGCGGAGCGTCTTTCTTTTGATCACCGCGACGAGGGGGGTCTCGCTCGTTGGGATATCGAGTTTGCCGCCCCGAACCGCAAGGGTGAACGAATGCGGTTGTTTATCATGTCCGGTCATCTATTCTCGCATCTTTTCGAGTGTGGTGATGATACGCTGCGCCTCATCGTGGAAACGTGTGTTTATGATTCTCATGGCAATTGTTTTGGCCGTTATAATCCGTTGATTAATTACGCCAAGCACACGGTTAATGTCGAAAAGATCTTTGCGGATACGGAGGCTAATCGCAAGCGTCTTATCAGTGAGGTTGGGGAATTGTTCTACGCGGCCTGAGGTGGTTTGTTTTGGGCTTTTGGGCGTGAGCCTATCAATCACGTCCGGCAATCATGGTATTATATAAGTATCAGCTATAAGGGGGGAGGTGAAAAAGTGTGGCATTATTTTACTGTTATGGATGAGTTTACGGGATTGGATCGCGCGTTTCGGTATCGTGAGGGGACATGTGGTTATTGTGGTAGAGTTTATCGGTTTGAGGTGTATGACTTATTGCGTGGTGAGTGGTCTGGCTTGCGCTCTTTTTTTAGCGTAGATGATGGGGTTAAGTATTGTCGTGGTATTGATTTTAGGGTGCTTAATGAGTCGTTTTTGTATAGATTTTAGCTATATATAATAAAGCCCGGTAGTGCTACCGGGCTTTATTGTTGTGTGTGGCGTTTAGTAGTGAAGTACCTCTCCGGGATAGATGATATTCATATCGCCAGAGCGATATCCTCTGATACTGTACATGCTGACTCCGAGCCGTCTAGCGATTGCAGATAGCGTGTCACCAGATCGTACCACATACGTGCGTCGTGTGGCGGTGACGGTGCTGCCGCTTCTGCGGTGGCATGCCCTATCTCCGGGGTATACGATCGACGGGTTTCTGCTAGGAACGGTAACGTTCCACCAATCCTTCCAGAACATACTTACATATTGTCCCCTTTGGATAACGACACAATTGGCTGCCGGTGTACTGTGCTGCGGTTTGGGTGCGGGTTTGGGTGCGGGCGCGGGCTTGTTAGAATTGGTCGGGCGGCTGCCTGCGTATGCGTACCATGTGTTAAGGTCGCCGTACACTACGCTGAGGTCGAGGGGGCCACGCCAGTTTTTGAGGTACCCGGTGCCCGTGTACTGCCATGCGACAGCGAACGGCCAGTGGCGTAGTGTAGGCTGCTTGTTTGGTGGATTAAAACCGTGGATCGGTGTTTTCCCGCGCGTGTATGCGGCAATCCATAGACCATAGTTGCCGGCTACTACATTGCTCCAGTTGTAGGAGTTTTCCACGAATTGATATGTGTAGATTATTGGTTTGGTGCCCCATGTGGCCTCGACGGTGCGTAGCCATGTGAGCGCCCAGCTGGTATTCCACGGGGCGGATGGCTCCCAGTCGAGGATAGGCACGATGCCTTTACCAATGTATCCGCGCGTATGATTGATGAAATACTGGGCCTCACGGCGCGGGTCGTTTTCGGTGTGTGCGAAATGATAGACACCTACGCCCTGTCCTGCTGCAAGGGCGTCCCGTACGACGCGGTTGCAGTCCGGGTTGACATAGCTGGTGCCTTCGGTCGCTTTGGTCACGACGATCTGCGCACCGGAGGTAGTAACATTGATGCCGGTTTGCCAACTGGACACGTCAATCATGTCTGCCGCGTTCGCGGATGGCGCGAATGCCAGCAACAGTGCTGTGATTGCGACAATTATACCGTATGCGCTTGCCTTAATTTTCCTTGTCATCGTTTTTTTCCTTTTTGATGTTGAAAATGTTGAGAATGTTCGAGTCGGATAGCTTGGGGTTGATTTTTACACAATTCTCCATGATTGATGTGATTTCGATAAGGCAGATGCCGGCGCATACGGGGAGGAATACGGGCAGCTCGATTCCGAGATTAATGTAGTCCGAACCGTATTCTACAATCAATGCGACGCAGATCATCGCCAGATAGGCGAATTTATGGCCGAGTCCCTGCCTCATTCTTACGCTGGACAATTCGCCGTGCATGATCGCATTCACTACGCCGGTTATATAGTCTATCAGCACCAGTAGAAATACGATGCCGATTGTAATCAGTTCATGGATTGGCATGAATATTCCCTCACTTTCTTATTCCTGATTGTTGCAATAGGCCGCCAAGAATCATGCTGAATTCCGCTTTTATTTGCGGTGTTTCAAAGCGTAGTCTGCCTACACGATAAGCGTTTAATATTTTCTGTGTCATGTCATCGGAGCGCTTGAGCATGATACAATCACTGTCAACCAGTCGATAATCAAACGTAAAATCTCTAGTGATTTTAGGCTGCTTTTTTGTGATGATATATAGCACCTCGTCAATGTCGCTTAATTGCTGATATACGTTAAACACGCCATATTCAGTAGTCCTTAGCGTGAATGCGTAGTCGGCGTTGCTGAAATCACTGATGAGAGTATTAACGTTGTCTCTAAAACCATTGTTGATTGCATAATTCGCATAATTCTCGTCATGTTTGCGTAAAAATTGTCCGAATTTCGACGTTGCAACTTTTGCACTGAACCCGCCATAATCGGCCAATTCCACCATGATAAACCCGTCACAATATCGCTGGTATTGCGTGTGATTGTCCAACTGCGGTTTTAGATTGATGTTGAATGCCGAAAAATACGGGTTGGCAAGGGTTACTGCATTGCTGCACATGATAACCCTCACCCTATCGTTCCACCGATCAACCGTATTATAAAACTCTTCCAGCGCCGTGACCTCTCCGCCAAGGTAGCGCATATTGTCAGGGAATATCTCATCGAAGATAATAGTGCGCACTTTGGGGTAGGCCACCGACTTCACTTGTCCGGCCTGCGATAGGGCGATGAAGTACCCCATGATATGCCATGTGGGGCGTTTCTTGTCATGCTTGTCAGTGGTGGCGTCCCTGTCGTCCAGCCAGTGACATTCGGCCTGATTGCCGGACACGCGAAATTCCAATTCCGGGTATTGGTCCGCAATGTCCGCAAACCACGTGCCCTTATTTTTCTGTTCCTCGGCGGTGCGACGTAAGTAGATGAATTGCCATCGTTTTTTAATCCAATCACTTATGACCAGTTTTTTGGCACCATATGTCTTTCCGAGGCCACGAGCACCAATGACGAACATCCACGGAGCATGATACGAGAGGACACGGCCATAGTCGTAATAGTCGTTTTCATCAAGAATCCTCTTCATGCTATTTATTGTATCATGGACCATGGAACCGGCGGTGTGCTAGTCGGTGATATAGCGTCGTATCTCCCATCGGCTCGCCCTATGCATCGCGTCCGACGCCACACGCAAGTTCGGCCCGTGCCCGGGGCCGCCGTGAGACAACGTCTCATCCTTGCCGTCCGCAGTGAACATCTCTACATGATCCCATGCCTGTGTGTATGCACCCCAGTCCAGCAAGAGCAGATCAGCCGCATGAGCCTTGGCAATGGCGTCCGCTATGGACGTGTCCGAACTGCCGCATATGCGACTGCCTTTGCCTGCCATGGCCCCTGTCCATGTGCCCACATCAATGCCCAGCACATTCTGGTACGCCCTCCAGCATACCGAACTACAGTCGCCATAACCGGAACTGTCCGGGTCCAATCGTCCGCCGCCCTGCGAGTAGGCGTATTTGCCGATTCGTGCCCGCAACCACTCCACGACGCGCTGGGCGTCTTTGCTGCTGCTGCCGGAGCTTGACCCGCCTGAAGTCTGGCCGCCGCCCGGTTTGGTCGATTCGGAAGTCTTGTACACCCACGTCTGTGCCGAGCTTTTGACAAATATTGCCGTAGTGTCGTCTGCACGGTAGATGAGATTATCGCCGTGCAATTGTATCCACGCGGTACTCGCTGGACTGCCTTCGATGCCGGGGTGATCGCCTCCCGGCGTGTCCGACGGGCTGGAGGTTTGGCCAAAATCGGGCGGCGCAGACGTGCCGTCCCATGCTTTGAGCAGATTATAGACGGTGGTGTATCGATTGCGATACTGCCCCAGTATGCCGTCCGCCAGAATGGTGGTGTACAACAGTTTGAGCGTGGCCGTCGCAGAGCATGACGCCAGTACGCGCTGCGCCCGCGCGGGAGACTGATGGTAGGCACTCGCCCACAGTATGCGCTCTTTCACGCTGCCCGCCGGGAAACCGTACCTGTCCATAGTGGACATGTACCCCTTCCAGTCATCCTCCCACTGCGCTTCCTGGAACATATGATTCTGAGCACGTTGCGCCCAAACCTTCCAAGCGTTGCCCTCTGCCGTGGTTAGGTAGCGTGCCGTCCAGTTAACAGTATTGTCCTGTACCTGCTGGGCGAGTGTGGGCGCGGCTGTGGCGAACGTGCTCCATCCGTCGGGGTCGGCAGTGCGTCCTCGGTCCATGAGATCTCGGGCGCGTGTGCCGTACCATTGCATCATGCCCATGGTGATGGCGTCAACGTAATTGCAAGCGCCCCAATCGCAATTGCTCTCCACAGTGCCTATAACGTACATGGCGTAGTATGCGGTATTGTCCATGATAATAGTATACCCCACGGCGGTGAGCAGTGGGGTACGATAGACGTATCAGACATGATAACGGCAATTGAAATAAACAGTAAGCGTCGAGGGGTCGGTAAACGCGTCGCTGATATTGACGTAAACACGTTTGTTGACGGGGGAGAAACAGACGGAACGAACTTTGTCGGCCTGACTGCCACTCATATACCACGCACAGCCGAACAGCGGATTATTCTCGTTGCCGATGATCGGCGGGTAGCCCCCCAAGTCAAGCAACATCTGTTGTCCCGTGCCGGTCAAGTTAGTGGGCGAGTGCTTCCCGTACAGTGATACGATGCCTGTCAAGTCGTTATACCACATTTCGACGTAATTCATTGTGCTGGAATCGCCGTTTTGGGTAATGAGACGTTCGCCGCTTGTCTGCCATCCCATTATCAGTGCCGCCATGTGCGAGCATATAATACCCTCTCCGATGTTATTGGGGTGTAGTTCGTCTCCCTCGAATACTGTGGGGGTATATCCGACAAGCCATAAATCACTCTGCACAAATGGCACACCGTTGGCGTACAAAGAACCTTGTACTACCTTAACCCAGTTCTTCCATGTATTATATTTTTTAACGCCATTTGCCATACCAATATTGCCAAAGCATAATATGACGTTCGCGTTAGGGAAGTTGCTTACAGCATTCATGTAGGCGGCGCGCACGGCACTTTTTTCATCCTCGGCGGTTTTCCCGTAAGTCCAGTCGTTATACCCGCCGTAAACAATAACGTGAGACACCCTGTCGTTAGGGAATGTTTCGTCTGCTATGGCCTTGTCTATTTGCTGCGTAAACGTATTCCCCGGATTCGTCCCCGAATCTTGGATGAACCCCGTACCTCCGACTGCATAATTATGCACTTCGAGGTGCTTGCAATTTTCAGGCAGATTAGCCCACCACACATCCTCGCGGGCGCTGGTCGAAAAACTGTCCCCGATAATGACAAGATGGTTAGAATTATCCAATTTCTGTACGGTGTTGTATAAAATTTCCGCGTCGGACACTGTGTTGGCGTGCAACGCATTCAAATTTGCGTTGATATTCGCTATATCGGCCTTGTTGCTCTGGACCATCGAAGTGGTGCTGGTTAAATTGTTTTCAATTTCCGTGTCTTTAGTCCGTAGCTCTGTAATATTGCCCTCTGCTGTGGTTACGCGCTCTGTCAGCGCGGCCAAGTCGGTTGCGGTCTGCTGAATGGTGTTTTTAAGTGCCGTTGCCGTTTCGGGGTCGGTCACTCCCAGCGCTTCCAGCCGGTCGATGGCCGCGTTTGCGGTGGCAATCGCGTTATTGACGCTATCCACGATATTCTGGTACTGGCCGAGCGCATGCTGAGCTTGCTGGACGGCGTCGGCTGCGTCCTGTGCGGCCTGCTGCGCCTTGTCCAATGTGTCCTGATTTTGCGTGGTCTGATCTTTCAATGCCTTGTTAACGTCGTCCATGACGCCGTTCACATACTCTTGCAACCTGTCAAGATTGTGCTTGAGACACTCAATCAGCTGAAGCATGGTCAGACCGTCGCGGTACGTGAATGGCACCGACGTGGGCACGACGGGGCGAATCAGGCTAGGAATGGTCGGATTAGACGAATTCATGGTGTTTACTCCCATTCTCCGTAGTTATGGCAGTTGCTGAAAATAGTATCATATGACCCCCACAATTGCATGAAACATGGCTCAAGGCTGCGCACGATCTCCATGTCCACGTTGATGATGGCGTTCCGGTATTCCTGTACGAGGCTCATGGCGCTCTGGCTTCTGCCGCTCACATGGCTTTTGCCCTTGGAGTTGCTTGCATCATGCTGGTAGTCGGTCGCGCTGTGTGATGTGGCGTGACTGGCCGAGTCCTGTGAGCTGGAGGCGGTGCCGCTGCTGTCCGCCTGTGATTCGTTTGCGTGCGAGGCGTATCGTGCGAAATCGCCTACGACACCGGTTTGAGGCACGTCACTGTCAAAGCTTTTTGACGTGGTGGTGCTGGCATTATCTGACTTGCTGCTGCTGCTGCTGGTCGAGTCCTGAGTGCTGGATGCCTTGCTGGACGATTGGGATTCGCTGCCGTTTTCGCTGTCCGTCGTCATGTCCACGGATTGTAGCGGATTGTATTCCATGTCGAGCGTTTTGTAGCGCTCGTTGAAATAAGGCATGATTTCCGCCATCGTCATGCCTAGGTAAAAGATGAATTGCTGGGCGGTTTCCTGTCCGATCTCCCTCAGCGCGTAATGACGGATGATTTTCTCGTTCAGTTCGGCACGATGGTTTTCGTCATAAATCGGATAATAGTCGACGGACAGATGAAGTTTATCGTCCGTATCGTATCCAAGCGCAATGAGATTGCCGAGGGTTTCGGTGTACTCGCCGGGCGTTTCCATTGCATAAGCCGTAAAATCCTGTGTCATAGTACTCCCCCGATACCATTGTTCTCCGGTGCCGGCATGTCAATGCCGGCTGTCTCAAAATAGCTCTTGTCGGACTGGAGTGCGTTAGGCACGCCGGAGGACTGCGCGTCGGCGTATTCCACCCAAATGTCAAGCTGCGGCCACAACCGGTTGATTTCGGTCGCCGCCGCCTGCCTTGCCTTGAGGAAACTCAATCGAAACACGTCCACCTTTTCATTGGCCTGAGCCACCTCGTCGGAGATAAGCCGCTCTTTTTTTTCGGTGCCACTGGATTGGATACCCAAGTACCCCAATACCTCATTGGTCACCTGAGTTTTTTGCTGAATGAATTTATCCAGTAGATAAGGCGTAGTGTTGGGCCACGGTTGAAACATCGAACCGGGGTCCAGCGAATCATATCCGATAATATAATCCTGACCGTCTTGCCGCTGCTGCAACATGTTCTGGACGGTAAGTTTCGTACGCTGGTCGGCTGTAATGATGGTCGGTAGTTTCAGGCTCTCCAGATTCACGTCATACGCCTTATCGATATCGGCGAGGCGTCGCGCGTACTGCCATAACGTCGGCTTGAATCCGACGCGCATGCGGTTATCCCAGATCGGAATGCATTCCACTCCGGCCTTGAGCTGCCGGTAGTGGTAGTTGACGCCTACCGGCTCGAACATGGTGGGATTGTTGTATACGTTCAGTCGCCCTTGATATCCAGCCTGCGTGACAAGGAACCTGCCGATGCGCTTGTCTTCGAAAAACAGTGCGCACCCGTATTCACACAGACATATCTCCAGCCAGCGCTCGTCCACGGTGGGGGGCAGTCCACGCCAGCTGAACCGGTTCAACGCCAATTCCATCAGCAAGTGAAGATACATGTCGTCGAGTGTGGCGGCACGTGTTTTCGCGTAATTGCCGCGAGGATGCAGCGCACCGCCGATTCGACTCTTTTTAGACCTACTCATATTGTCATTGTATCACTCATAGCCGATGCCCGGCAGAGGTTCATTATCCGCCCAGTCCGTCACGCCAATGTATTCCGGCTTGTGCCATACGGTCACGCCCCGTTCGAACAGGCCTTTGATGGTCAGGCGATATTCTTCGGGCAGCATACCCCTCACATACGCTTCCTGCATCTGCCAGAACGTGAATTTCGTCATACATTCCAACGAAGGGGGCGGGGTGATGAAACGTTGGACAAAATACCCATAACGCAGCATGTATTCACCCGCCGCACGCAACGCGCTCGGCGCACACGTCTTGAACCGCACCAGTACGCCCATAATGCCGTTGCTGAGATTGAACATATCGCCACCGAGTGCACCCGAGGTGGTTGGCGGGGTCAATTGCATTTGCTGTACCTGTGCATTGATGCCCGCGATGGCATTCTGGTAATCGCCTTGGGCGGCGTAAGCGGCCAGTCCATAATTGGCTTGTGATGTGATGGCGTTGAGTTGATTGCTCAACCCGGTCGCCCCGCTTGCGTAAGCGTTGGCTTGCGAGGTGGCCGCCGCGTTGGTGGCAATTTGATTGGCCGTACTCGCTGCCGCCGTGGAATTGGAAATGGCAGCCGATGAATTGATGCCGTGATTAGCTATATCCGTCCGCGCAGAGCCAAGGAACGCGCCGCCGACCGCGTTCACCGCACCTAGCGGGTCGCGGTTGACGATGGCGTTCAATCCTCCGCCGATAATGCCGGCCATGCCGTTGAGATTGTTGTTCCTGATGTTCTGTTCCACCTGCAAGCTGGCCATCTGATTGGTTTGGTTCTGGCTGACGGCAAGTGACTGGTTCAGCGAGTTTGCCGTAATGGCATTATTCGCGGTGCGGTTTTCGTTGGCCAGGTTGGTTTGACGTGAGGCGTATTCGCGTTGCCACATCGAGTTGGAATTGGCGACATCCGCCGACGCCAGCGCCTTCTGGCGCGTCCATTGCGCAGACTCCTGTGCATATGCACGAGTATACGCGCTGTTCGCCACAGCCAGCGCACCGCCATTATTGACGACGGAAAAATGCGGCAGATTAGTGATACCGAAACTGGCGTTAAGCATTTCGCCGCCGTCAATGGGCAAGCCGTACCCTCGGTTATTGATCTGAATCGGGTTCAACGTGTCCGCCCCGGCCTCATTGTACCCGGGAACATAGAAATTGATTCGCGTACCGGACGGGGCATATGTGTACGTTTCTCGAATAACGAGATCATCCGACTGAATGTCTTCCGGCCTGTAATTGACCACCGCGCCGTTGAGGCAGCTGCATTCCACGACGCAATACGGATAGCAGTAAAGTTTTTGGAGATTGCGATATCGTCGCGGAATCTTAAAAAGATTCCTGAAACCGGGTACCGTCATGATGTCCTCGTAGCGCATATTCGAATCAATGCCGCTTTGAAAACTATAGACCCGCCCCCACCGCGCATTGATCGGCTGGCCTAAAATCTGTGTTACCTCCTGACCGTAGCGATTGATGTAATCCTTCGGAATCTTCGGCACCATATACACTGCGCAGATGCCTTGAGTGACCCACGGGTATGCTGCCCCGTATGACATGATGCTCGCCACGTAACCCAGTCGGGATTCGCAATAATAGACAGCGCATCCATCCGTCGCACCCTCGAATACACTGCCCTGTGCCGTGTTCAGATCGGGTTTTGACTCACTGCCGGGAGACTTGGTTAAATCCGTAGTGCTCACGACAATCACGCCATAATCGACCCAATCCAATTTCCCATGAACGGTGTCCAGATGTTGCCCTGATATGATGGAATGATATCGTTGTGCCGTCGTTACCATCTCGCTGCCGGTATCCAAGCCCTCCGGGAGTGCCAGATAGGTGCGCCCGTAACCGTCCCACTGGTGTTCGTTGGCCACGCCGATATGCCCGCGCGTCACGTAGCAACTGCCGAACGTGATGTCGTGCTGGAAGCTTTGCCACACGTCCAGCATCAGGACCAGTTGCGTGCAATGGGCGTTGACGTACTCGACGTGCTGGATAAAGTAATACCATGCTCGCGGCCCTTCCAAACCGGGATAGTCGTTATAGGCTACGAGATAGTTCCAGTTCGACGCCTCGTTGAATGGGAGTTCGATACGGGCGGGCGCGTTGAAAATATGCATGGTGGCCGGACGGCATTCCACGCCATCCGATTGATCGAACCACTGTTCCTGTGTTTCACGTGAAACAAACCGGACGACATCACGGTATGAGGCGTCCCATGGGACTCGACAGAGCTTCAGCGTAGTGTTGGGTGTCCATTCTGCCCAAGAAAAACTGGCCTCCACGTAGGGGTTCGCGTCATTAATCATTAATCCGACCTCCGGTATGGCAAGGCCCGGAGCGCTCACGTGGGTTGCGCTCCGGGCCTTGCTTGCATCACGCCGTGAGAGAGAGTAGCCAACCGGCTACCCTCCCATCATACCACTAAGACACGGTCACACTGGCCTTGCCGGACACGCCGAACAGCGTGGCGGTGATGTCGGACGCGCCCGCCTTGACACCTGACACCATGCCCGATTCGGACACGGTAGCATTCGCCGGAGTGCCGGATGTCCATGCGGCCTGTGTGGTCACGTCGGCGGTACGCCCGTCGATCATGGTCGCTACGGCGGACGCCTGTACCGTATGACCCGTGGTCACGTTCGGCACGGTTACGGTAATGGACGCGATGATCGACGGGTTGAATCCAATGACACCATCACCGACCACCGGCACGTCCAGGGCGGCGGACACGGTGCCCGGCACTTCCGGCGTCGCCGGATTCGTATACAGCGCGGTCGCTGTCACCGGGAGAGTGGTGTTCGGCTCGTCAAGGCCGACTACCAGCACGCCGGTGGGCGAAATGTACGTGTAATCGCTCTTCGGCTTAACGGTATCACCAATACGATATTCAACGGCGTCCGAACGGAACGTGGCCGTACCATCATTGCTGATGGATGTATCGGCGGTGACCTGCACCGCGCCGCCTCGTGCTACGTTCGTCGGGGTTTCCGTGCCGCCGCCGTACATCGCGAGCTTAAGCTGGAACGTTGGTGTCTTGGCCGTCGTACCGGCGGGAGCCACCACGTTCGCGGTGGAACCCGCCCCAGTCCAGAACATGACGGCGGGGGCGAAGCCGGACACGCTGATAATATGCTGGACATGCAGATAATGGTTGACCGAATTGATATTGACTGGATTGGTCTGTTGGGTCATCTCGTTGATGACGGGAATGTCGATCAGGAACTTGTCGGTGGTCAGGATGGCCTGTACGCCGTTCATGCCGAAACGATCTTGTGGGATGACGATAATCCGGTCGATGGTCGGTTCCGCGTCAGTACGCTGGAATACGGTCGCCAAACCCTGCACGTCAAGCGCCGACTTGACCTCGGGCGAGCAGAACAGTACAAGCTCATCGGGGCGGGCGAACGTCGGCATATGACGGGCATTGTATCGAGTGGACACGAATTTCAGCGTATCGGCCCATGCGCGAATCTGCCGCAACATATCACGTGCATCAGTTTCCGTCGAACCCATGTTGTTGAGATCATGCCCCATGTGGATACGCCAGTATCCGCCGAGTTTCGCGTACTCGACGAACTGGTGACACATAGCCTCGAACAAGTCCACTTCGGCTGCATTATAGCAAGAGGTGAGAATCTGCGAGGTGAGGGACGCCAGCCCGTTTTCGGACGTGAATGCCCGCTGGAGTGTCTTGTCGTCCGTGGTCGCCGGATACCAGTGAGCAAAATCGAGACGATGATACAGTGAATCCACGTCGATCTTCCACTTACGGAAATTATCTGCGCCGAGATATTCTGCATTCGGGTCATATACTTGGGCAAGCGGCATTCCCACGGCGATTTCCTGCCACGTGTCGCCATACGCCTGAGATGCACGCTGAAAAACACTGAGCGGATTATTCCACCGCCATGTGTTCACATAGGTGCCGCCGATGCGGTTCACCAGCGCCGCGTAAAACTCGTTCTTCAGCTGAGTACTGGACATGAGTGTAGCCATCTGGCGGTCCATGTTCATTTGAGTGGCCGACGGCATACGGCGCTGATATTCAGGGGAAGCCTCGTTGCGAATCATGTTGAGAATCTGGGAGTTGTTGAATTCGGTGAGCGGGCGAAGCTGCTGCTTCGGCGTCACCACTGGAGTGGCTGACATGATGGTTGTCCTTTCTAATTACTAGTCCTTATACAGATCGTCGAACGTGCTATAGGTGCCGTTATAGTCGTCGTCGGTCATTTCCGTAGAGTCCGACGTCACGTCGTCGGGGCCGTCATGCAACACATGGTCTGCTGCCGCATCACGCATTTCTTCAACGGTTTTGGACAATTCCGCCATGGCCGCTTCCAAAGCGCTGAGACGATCGGCCATGTCGGCGTTCTTGTCGTCGCCCGCGTCCTCCGGCTCGTTATCGTCCTGCGTTTCAGGCTCCGGGGCCGGCGTATTGTCGTCGCCGGTCGCGTCCGGTTCGTCGTCGGGCGTGGTGTTCGGCTTATCGTCGATTTCAGAGTCGTTCATAATCACCTCTTAAGTAGATGGCACGGCAACAATCACGCTGCCGTGCCAGATTGCTGGGCTGTGCGGGTTCCCTCGCCGTCGCTGGGCGCTGGCTGCGCACGTCTACATCCGACCGATCGTCTTACCGATTGCCTGTCGGTCGGGCCATCGAATCGACTTGGGACGCACACCCCGCTGTCAAATATTATAGCACGAAAACATGGCCGTCGTCATTGAGGTGGTGCGACCCGGTTGTAAACTCGTCGTAGGGGATAGGTGCGGCCCGATGCACGCCACTCAAGCGCATGACAATATCACCGCATGTTTCCACGCCGCAGTATTTACGGTTGCCTAGGATACGGAGTTTTTCGTAGGTGTGATCGTTTTTCCAGGCGCCTAGTTTCTGATCGTCCGGTTCGATGCCTATAGGCACGTCCAGCCCCTCCAATATCATGCCGTCGGTGTCGGCGTAGAGCACGCGACCGCTGTTCGCATTCATGGCGCGGGATAGTATCTGTCTACCATAGGCGTTTACATAAGCGGCGGTCGGCAACCATGCCAAACTGTTGGCCGACTCAGGCTTATCCACGGTGAAATTCACGCCACCGTCCACAGATGGTTTCGGATGCAGTAGAGGTCGGTAGAGCGAGGCCCCGAATTTTCCCACCAGCGAGTTTAACAGCAGTTTCGCCATTTGCCTGCGCTCTCCGATCTCATTCTGTTTCACGTGAAACCATTTGTCTACGTAATTGTAATACAGTCCATGTGATTTGCGGAATTTCCAACCACCGACATGCTCCCACACGTGCATATCATAGTTTTCCGTAAGTGTCTCCCAGTCCACATTGGTTACGGGCATGGTGACGACGCCTAGCGTACTGTCCAAACGTTCGCCCTCATACCCCCATACGGGTAGGATATTTGTGAGCGTCGCCGTTTTTTTTCGTTTCAGTCTTGCGTCAAACGATATGACGTCAATATGTAGTGGATAATCATCGTCATGTCGATATTCTCCGTCGTACCATATGGGGGAGCCTGTCGGCATGGGAGCGTCGCGCATGATACTCGGGTAGAGACTGTTCACATCCCAGCTCCGGCAGTCCTGATATTCTCCCGGCTTGCTGTATACTATCGCCCCATAGTAGGCGGGGCGCATCCGGTGATAATCCTCTTTGATCAACGGCGGAAAATGACGCCGAAATCCGGCGTAATCCCCGTCGATATAGTCGGTCATTGCCATAGACGCTATCGTAGTGCCCCTAAGGTTCAGTGCAGCGCATTCCTGTGCGATATTCCACGTGGTTTCCAAGTCGTTCATGCCGCCGAATGTTTCACGTGAAACATTCAGGCCGTCGTCGCGCGTGATATTGCGCACGTCCAGGAAATCTACAGTGACACCGCCCATTCGTACCCGGAAACTGTAGAAATGACCGCGAATGTTGAACGTACCCCACACGCCGTCTTTAGCTGGATTCGACTGCAATGGCAGTCGTTGCAACAGCTCGGCGGCTACGGGCTTGATGTCCTGCCATCCGTGGGCGCACCATACGCGCGTATGGTGATCGAGCATGGTAAGGCGTATAACGCTATTCGCCGTCAACGATTCCATGCCGTCATCGGTGCACAATGTCACGCCGTCTGTTACCGCTATTCGACGCTCCCGCATAATTCCATCCATCCATTTTTTTTAACGTCGTGCCGCGCTGGCCATCCATTCGTCGAGTCGGGTCTCTACATCTCCCGCGTCTGCTTTAGTCTCCCATTTGTGTGTCCTGTCATTGTACCATGCCGCCTCGCGCACCACGGCGCTGAAATTCGTATTGTTTATTAGCCATCGTTTTTGCCGGTTCGATAAGGATGCAAATTTTCTGGCTATATTTTGGTCGAACGCTTCCAGTCGCTGCTCAACCTTGCCAAAGTCGCTCGTGCCCTCATTCTGGGGTATCGTCTTTGTGCCGGCTTGCAATTTGGCTCGGCCTATAAGTCCGGCGTATTCGAGCACAAGTTCTTCCGCCCTGTTGCGCTTGCCCTCTCTCGTCATTGCACGTAAGTGGCTGATTCCACGATCTGAGCCGAGTATATTGGCTCGATTGCGCGTAAGTTCGTCGCGGGCCGAACCGCCGACCGAGTGCACGCCAAGTACGTCCAATGGCGATTCTCCGGCACGTTCCATCTCTCGCATTTCGGCTACAGTGTAACGGGCCAGAGTCAACGCCTCGAACTGTTGGGCACGTTTGATTTTCTGCCGTGCTTCAATACGACGCCGCTGCTGCTGCCGTAATGTCTTCCGCCGTTTTGACGGGGCGGCGGCGATTTCCGCGTCGGTAATCAGCGGACGTGCCGCCAGATCACGATCAAGTTTCATAATATGCACATCGGGGACAACCTGATACGGTTCGTTATCCCGTGCCCTTAATGCCTGCTGCCTCTCTCCGAATTCCTGTCCGATACGTTGTGCGACCTGTTCGAGCTGTTGAGCGCTGAGCTTTCCCAAAAATGTTTCGGTGATTTGCTTGGGGAGGTGTCCGGTACTGTAATCTCTGACCGCTTGCTCTCGGCGTACCTGTGCCGATCTGATGGCGGCATTGCGTTTCAGATTGTTGGCACGTCGATTGTTTTTACGTTTTGCCACAGCCCCCCCCCCTATGAGTGTGAAACGCCCCCCGCCGTGAGGATGGAAACGACGGAGGGCGAGTTTGGCGGCAATGTCCCCTATAAGGACATTACCACGTTATCATATGATGTGGACATTCGCGTTACTTGCGCTCGTCTTCCGGCACAAGTTCGAGGTCGAAGAACTTAAATCCACGGCGACTCTTCTTTTCCACCACCTTGAGAGTAAGCGGATGGTTCCACGTGTCCGGCGTTCCGAAAATCGCGAATAGGTTACCGAAAGCATGTGCCAGCGTGGGGGAGGCGGCGGCGAAGTCGCCTTCCTCCGCGTGGATAACGACACGGGTGGAAGAATTGATTTCACCCGTTTCCTGATTAGCGACCTCGATGGCCTGTGCAAGCACGTTGGTCACATGCAATGGCTCATTGAGATGTTCATCCACCTTGTCGGAGGTCTGCATGGCGTTATACAGTGCCATTTTACCGTCCATAGAAGTGGTGTCGAAGAAATGCGAAACAGCATTAGCGCCGTTCGCCACAAAATTGTTGCCGCTTGCTGCGATCAGTTCGTTGTCGGTCATTAGTGTTGCCTTTCCTTATAGGGATTATTAATTATTTTCCTCGGAGATGATATCGTCCTCAACCACGTTGCCGCCAACCGGCCCCGAATAGTCGATAATGGTATCATCTCCAAATTCGCAATTAGCCCAATAATCCTCTTCCTTCATGCACGTTACCTGCGCATGGTATTCAGCAGACATGGGCAGCATGTTCTTGTTGATCTTGCGGGCTTTTTTCATCGCCATGTCGGCTGTGCGACAAGCACCGTCGACAAGCACTTCAACGTCGATGAGTTCACCGTTTTCGCCGCGCGTAACGCCGCGTACAACGGAATAGTGTCTGGTTCGCTTAATATATGCCATAATTATACCACCTTATCTTGATATTGTTGCTGTTGTGATATTCTTGCAATGTCTTCATCAGTATAGCTTTCGTCGGTCAGATTGTCAAAACAACGACATGCGATCTTGACAAGAGTCTGGGCGAACTCATTATTGTCCCAAATTTTGCACATCTCATAGCAAGTCGCGCCCTTGATGTGACAGACCGCGCACCATGCCACTAACGCCGGGCAGTAAATAAGCCCAGATAGCATTTCGACATTCTGCGTTCGACACAAAGCGCCTACACGGGATGTCCACGGACTGAGGGACAGACAGACATACGCCGCCTGTTCGATACTGTCCGCAAAATCAACTTGTGCCCCCTGTGGCTTGTAAAACCTTTTCAATAACGCTACACTACGACAAAACGTCTCCCAATCGCCCTCACCCTTGTTGTATTCTCGCAGATGTAGGCGACTATGACGGCCACGAATGACACGACGGACACGACCATCGTCCAGTATACCGTCATCAAACCAGTTCGTAGGCTTATCATTTTTTTTCATCTTCCATCACTCCGTTTAAATTCCGGTCTCACCCTCACAACTCTACCACCTTATAGCGCAATTCGATACGATAATACACGCCCGCCGAGTCAGCGCCGCCATAATATTCAATGGCCTTAACTGCACGAGCATGGCTATTACATTCCGCTACGCATTCACATTGCCGCTCACCGTAATAACGTAACACAGCGAACGCCTCAACAAGTTTCATGCCCATTTTCATTATCACTATTCCTTACCATAAAAACGCTCAGGATTCTCAGAAACAAACCTCATCAAGCGATAAACAAAGCCCACCATATTATCCATAGCCGAACAAACCCCACCAGTACAAGGGTCATACGTTTCAGTAAAAAACCTTACAATCACAAACCTCTTTAAACGATAACGTAAAACAAGAATCTCCTTCCCACCCAACTCACGAGTCTCAAAACGAACAGAAATACCAGTCACAACAACCACCATCCTTTCCACATTCCTTGACTGATACTTATATAATGCCATGATTGCCGGGCGTGATTGATAGGCTCACGCCCGTCCCTGTTAATTACCGTGTTCATTTTTTGTCCATCCTTTCCTTGTTGACATTATTAATACTAGCACACACAAAAGCGCGACACGCCGGAGCGACAAAAAAACAGAGAA